GCCCTATGTCATAACCACATATGATTCACACGGATCGACAGTTCAGTCAAAACACACGTGAAACGTGTTATACAATTACTTTTTCTTGGATTTCGAATTAGTCTTAACACCAGCCGAAGCAGCCGAAGCAATATTGGCAGCTCTGGCAGCGCCAGGCCCCAACATTCCAGTCTCTGCGATAGCGCGTGCGGCACCCAAGATTTTCTTAAAGTAGTCACCTGCAGCATTGTCATGGACTGGGTACCCAGAATGGATATCAGCCATAATTTTGCTGTAGCAAGTTAATACTTCAAAATCGGCAGGGGTAGCTGGATGAGCTAAAGCAACCAAAGAGGAAGAGGGGGATGGAAAAACTTCAACAAAAGCGCGAAGAGTTATAGTGAGACTCGTAGAATAAGTCAGACCAGTGAAATATGCACCACAACCCATAAAAGGCAAGATGACAGAATTCTCCAACGGCACATTAACTGGGTCAATAGTCGGGGTGGTACCAAACCTTACGTTTGAATCACCGAGACCTGACATAGTCCAGTAGAGTGGGGTAAGAGGATCCTGCATAATCATCATGCTTCGACGGGGCAGGTACTTCTTAGGACTGTTATCACTACTCATAACACATGGAACGAGTGCGCCATCTCTAGCCTCCCAAGTAATACCATTGAGCAATTTAGCATCGCTGACATTAGATGGTGGACCATTGATACAGTCATAACGTTCGTGGGTGGAAAATTTGGCTCCAGTGAGGACTTGAGCATCGAAAGAGTCGGCATGTGTGTCATACTTGTAAGTAGTAACAGCGCCAGACTTATCCAATTCAGCCGTGGTGTTGTGCACTTCAAATGCAGCACCAACAAGTCTGAATGGCGTAGATCCGTCAATGGCAACAAATTCACTTATACCGATTCCGGCCTCCCTTTCATCTGAACCACCACGGAAAGTGGGTGTGCCTGCGGGCACGGAACAAACTCGGAGAGGGTCACCTGAAGTAACCCACGGCTGTACTCCGTTGTTAATAATCTGAGTGACACGTCCTCCCGCACTCGCACTAGCAGTATACGCTTGTAAAGCGCTTTCAGCCATAAGCGGTGTGAAAGAAACATGACAATCCCAGTTATTGTCAGCGGGAACAGTGGTAGGAACGGTAACAGTAAGATTTTTGGTCACATTGTAGATGATCGATCTCCCTGAGGTCTGGTCGGGATACCCAACCAAATCAAGATCGATATCGTGAAAAGGATCAACAGCCATTTTAAGCCATTTTGAACCAGTTTCTGAACCACCACACTTCTGGATAAGTCGTGTAGGATGGTTGGCCTCATTTTTAGTAGTCATAATGAATAAATAAACAATTGAAACGTGATATTTTTGTGGTCACACGACTCCAAACCCAACAGACGTGAAAAGGTTTAAGTTACCTGTTGTAGGGTTCATGTAATCACAAGTGTGGCACTATTGCATTCGCGTTAGAACATGGTGAGTTCTCAATAGTGATAAATCTGGGATTACGACCTTTACCATATTCCACCCAGTTGGAGTGAAGTGATAGCAAGGAATTGAATGAAATGTCATGGATCCACGTGATTTGATAAGCAGTTTCTCTGTTAAATGGTGGAGGGGGGAGGGAGTAAAAAGTACTAACATGAGTATCGACCATTTGACGACGTCGTTCATAATCATGAAGAAATATTGGTCTATAGTGACGTAATTTCTGCACGAAAGCCCAACACAAAGCCCCTATAACGGGTGTATTGTAGTCAGTGGCTAGATAACTTAGACTTTTAGCCAAAAGCAACCGTTTGCGGTCAATACTTGTATTTCCAGAAAGATGGAATTTAGATATCGTACGCATAAAATCACACATGGACCCAGTTTCAGTCAAAAACCGACCACAAAAGTTCGCAGTGAGGTAATTATGATGGGGAATTAGTGTCAAGGAGAAACCTAGACTTGTAGCAGTTTTCACATAATCCACACCTCTCAAAAACGGAACCAATCCGTCATCACCTTCAGCAAAACATTTAAACGCCTTGAGAGTGGGTTCGCCTTGGGCTAACCACATTACAAAAGCATTAATGAGTCCGTTGGATATAGACGTCATGGATTCGCCAGATAGACGCTGGAGTTCAAGCAAAACAACGAGAAATCCGAATCGGTGAATCATAACATTCGAGTTTCGAAGAGTTTTATACGCCTGATGACATTCGTCAGTATCAGACGGGAATAACGGCAGGTAACACAACTCTTCTATTATGCGCATTACCGGCCGTATCGTCTTGTCAAAGTTGGAAAAATCAGTTTCGAGGACTTGCGTCCACGATCTGATCTCCTCCTTCACTCGTTGATCCCTTTGACTTAGTTCTAGACCCTTTACGAGAAACGACAGTTGCCCAAGACTCTTCTCCGCCAGGTACACCGCCGGCCCCAGACGAGATAATATTTCGTCCGGCATCGTCGATATGTTTCGCGGTTTGTTGAGAGCCTCCACTTTTAGGAAGGTTTTTATTGGAACCTTCTTTGGGAGGGGTTTTGTCCGTGCTTTTTCCAACACTTTCTGTCGGGGGAGTGGATATCTCTTCACCCATTGGGCAAACGCCTGATCCATCGTCATTTGGATCGGTTGTAGCTCTTTGAGTTGTTGATTCACCATCCGACAAAATTTCCGTAATTTGGATACCAGTAACGGCCGTGGCATTGTTATTTTTGGCCTCTGACTTAGGACCCTTAGTCTCAGACTTGCCTCCGCGTTTAGCTCCGCTCCGAGACCCTTTGTTGTCGGCATGACGTGGGGGTTGCGGACCAGAGGTGGACACAGGTACTTCTGGAGATTTAGGGCCTCGAAAATCTTTACCACCATCACCGCCACCCTTAGGTGGTGATGATGATGGCTTAGCGACATCAAACATAGTAATACGATGGCCTGGTTCGACAGGTGGGAGAGTGCACATAACCACACCAGAATATTCGCGGTTCTTCCATAATTCATAACGTGAATACAAATTCATTTTAGTGTTAAAGAAATAATTAGAAACCATTGATATCCAAGTGGTATTTGTGACTAGACGAGCGCTCATTTCGATGGGCAGCAAAGTTGTTAGGTAGTACTTCTGTGCAGCTTTGATGTAAATTTCAAGAGGCTGTAGAGTGTCATCATCATCGTTGGCTTGAGCCCAGGCACCAGCACACATGACCAACAAATTATCAACATTGGTTACCATCCTTGATGCCATTTTAGTGACAAGGGGACGATTTAACAAATGTGTCAATTTCGGGGTTTCAATGTAATGGATGCCCTGTGATGTGATGGAAATGCTATCCAAACTTTGTGGAAGCCGAATTTGAACGGATTGAAGACAACTGTTAGCATTAACCAACAACGGGGCAGGTTGAATATAAATAACGCGATGAATAGAGTCCGTGAAAATTGTATTATAAACACAGGGGTATTGATCGTGATAAAGATAACCAGACTGTTCCCATTTATGGTAACCATGTCGATAAGTCTCTCCGCCATTCACGTGCATAACAACTCCAACATCATTAACAAGTCCATGAGCTTCACCAGCAAAGTTAAACATTCCAGGAACAAAGTCGTGGGTGATAACGATGCCACCGTTAGCAGAAAATATTTTACATAATTCTTCAGCAGTATAAAACCAATCAGAATTTTGCATGATAACAGGTCCATCATATTGACGGATTTCAGATCCAGGTAAGGCAATTTTCGTGGTGGTAATCTTGTTTTTGTTGTTGTTACGAGAGAAGTTAT